ACTGTACCGGATGGGGCGGTAGTTTGGTATGCCGTTAATCAGTCCGTAGTATTTTCTGTTGGCAACTGCTCAAATATGTCTATGAGGAATTGCAGGATTGAAGACGGTATTGTTGCATTTCAAAATGGAGGCAACGGCAATACGTCAATAGACAGCAGTAGGATAGTAGGAGAGTCACTAGCTTACTGGCATTCTGCAACTAATAACGCCGAATTGTTCGCTATTAACTCATTGATTTCTGGAAACATTCAATTGGTTAATGGTGGTGTGCAGACTAGATTTGGAGGCGCAAACAACCTGATACAGAGTGACACTCTAGGGCAGATACCAAGCCATGAGTACACAGGGTACTCTTGGTTTCACACATACAAAAGCATTAGTGCTGGTAATGCCATTAACAATTCTGTTTTCGTGGATATTGCTGACGGCAAGTTGAAGTTTAGAGATAGTACCGGAACAGTAAACTTACTTTACTAATACCCCTAGCGGGTGGACAGGCCCAATAGGGCGATAAACAAGGAGGCCGTATGGCACTTTCAGAAGAGACTGTAAACGACAAGATCGAAGTATTAAACCTAGCTGCTGGATACCCAGTAGTACAGGTGCGTACTGCAACAATAGTATCGCGTGATGATGTTGAGATCTCTCGCACATTCCATCGTCATGTACTGACCCCAGACGCGGACTTGTCTGGCGAAGATGCAGACGTTGTAGCAATTGCTAACACTGTATTCACGGCTGATGCACAGGCTGCATACACTGCCGCACAAGGAGGTGAATAATGTCTGGTGTAGTTACTAAAAGCATAACCGCTGAGAACACATTCAGCGATGTTATAAAAACCCAAGGGTACTTTAACCTATCCGTATCTGGTATTGCTGGCGGCACTGTTGTTACAGTACAGAAGCAGTCTGGTGTTGATGGCACCAACTGGACAACGGTTGATACATTCTCATCTGATATAGAGACTTTTGGTTTTGAAGCAGAACGACAAAACTATAGAG